GTCCTTATTTAATCAAACCAGTAACGCTGGTTAGCCCGCTTTTAGCGTTATGCCAAATCTTCGTTTGTTGTCAAGCCGTTTAATTCTCTAGCTTGTTTTCTTAATTCAATAAGTGTGCTCAAAAGTAGATTAATCCCGTCAGCCTGCCCTGCTGCATGTATCCTATCTTCTCCTTTGCAGTCTTTACTTATAGCAAGCATCCAATGTTGCTCTTGCAACTGCTCAATAACTTTTAGCACTTCGCTCCAGACAATGTTCTTCCCTGAAAAGCCAAAGGCGTCCTTTTGATTTTCCGTCATTGTTGAGATACAGGAGTTACACCAATCCGGCCAATCTGCGCGTTTTGCTGTTGCATAACAGACATCTGAAGGCTCTTAACGTAGTTCTCAAAGAGCGCCCGGAAGTTCTCGTCCTGCTGAAGCGCAGCCTGCGCTTTCGGGTTGGCCTGCATCACCTGCTGCGCGTATTGCAGCTTGGTCTGTGCGGCAGGATCGTTCTGCTGGTACAACGCCTCGTTGCCGAGCAGCATGTTGCCGATGTCACTCTGCACGTCCTTGAACATCTGCACACTGGCCTGCTGCTGGTTGAGGATAAGCTCACTTGCCATCTCAGGCGCGATAGCTTGAATCATCATCTCGGTCAGCCGTGTTCTGTTAAGCACTCCACCAGTGTCCAACTGAGCAACCTTCGTGAGGAAGTCGATCTTCTGAGCGATGTACTCCTTGTCCATATCCATCACGTCAAATCGGACGTTAAGGTCGAATTCGTTGTGTATCTCGGACATACTCTGCGGCAGTTGCCCGCCAGTGACACGCATGATCTCCTCGGGGCTCATGTACTGGCAGCACAGCGAGAACATCTGCCGGTAGATGTTGCGCCAGCTGAGCAGCCAGCTATTGACCAGCAACTGCTGGAGCATCTGCGTCTTTACGGGTGGCACCAAGGCGTTGACCGTGCCAAAGTAAGCGGCGTGGTTGGCCTCGACACGCTCGATGAGCTTGAACGCCACCGTGGGCTCGCGTGCCGGCGGCTCCATGAAGCTGTAGTCGGTCGGACTTACGACAGGGAGCTGTACTCCTGGCCCCACCTTGTTGATGGCACCAATCCGTTTGACGACTTTGATGGGAGGTAGAGTCGAGAAGGCAGTATGATCCCGAATGGAATCGTGCTGGGCCTTGATCTCATCTTGATCCGTGCTCGCAAGTTCGGGTATACCACGAGTATCAGTAATAGCGCGGCGCAACTGTTCACGACGGAATTCCACAAACGGGTATTCGCCATGAGCGTAATCAAGTCGCTGATGGATGGCCCACGAGGCTGCATCTTCTTTTCGATTAGACGCGGCTTGCGGACAAAAAACGGTGTAGTAAATCGCGGGCGCTTTTCCGTCGAGACTCTTGGTATAAGCATACACAACCTCCACCATGTTCATGTAGTTTACGCCGTTGTAAACCAACATGGTCGTTGTTGGGAGCAGGTTGATGTTGTAGAAGGTGCTGCTCTTACCGATCTGCTGAAGCGCACGCTCAACCCAGTCTGGATCCCAGCCTTCCGTAGTGATTTTTTCACGCAACTCAACCTCGGACATCCATGTCCTACGGTAAATGACCCGTGATCGCTGCAAGTCAGCCGTCTCTGGTGGAACGATGATCTCGTCCCAAGGCTTAAGCGCAACGATCTCGGGAAGATTCCGGCTGACGTACTCCTGGTCATACGTTGCACGGCCAGTTGTGGCCATCTCATTGACCATGCGCTTGGCGTTGTCCGCATCAAGGTCAGGGATCGCCGCTTGAATGATCGCAGCAGCCTGGTCGGGCGCATCGAGGATCATCTGCGGCAGTTCCGCAAGCACAGAGCCCTGCGCCTGCGCGGCCATCTGAAAGAGTTCTTCAGCGGTAATCTCTTGTGTGCGCTTGCTGATGTTCTGCTGCCAGCCTACAAAGAATGCAGACCAACCGTACTGCAAAGCGTACTGGGCGCCAAGTTCAGCTTCTTTACGCAATTCTTGGGGCATTTTTGCGTCACGAATCCAGTGCAAGAGGTTCGTAGCAATGCCGCTGATCGGTGCATCATCGAGTGTGACCCCGGATGCTCTAATGGTTGCACGTTGAAAGGCTGTGACCAACAGTGCGGAGAGTTCGTTGCAGGACGAGTCGATGAGACGGTTGCGAACATCGCTCGCCCCTTCAAACGGCCATGCCGGGCTGCCCTCGGGTCGCGCCGTACTGTGCTTTTTGCCGTCGTCAGTCTGTCCCGCCCAACGAGCAAAACGGATGTTATCAAACTTAGTCACCAAGTTGCCCTGTGACGAGTTAATCATCGAGCGGTTGTACTCGCTCAATAGCTCGCCAATGTCAGGCGTATCAGAAGCAATAGCTAAAGGATCAACTGGCGATATCATATTTAATAACTTCCGGTCATAGACATTCGTTTAGATTGCTTTTCCCAATCCAAGCCGCCAAAGTATTGCGGCTGCATCACAACCATATACCCTAAAGCGTCGATAGGATCTTTACTAGCACCTTTTTGCCCATCTTGTCCAGTCCATTCCTTTAAACTATAAATCAAGTTCTGGCAAGACTCGTGTACCATCAGTTTTGGGTGGTTTTCACCTTTTACCATTGGTTTTTCTCTATCCCACGACAAAAGATCATTGATTAATAGCACCCGCTCCTCAATTGGCAGACCCGCCGCGGGTGTAAATATCAACGGATTGTCAGTCTGACCAAGTAGGTCAAGTACGGTGACACCGCCGTCCTTAGTGATCGTCTCGGTGCCGGCGGTCCTCGGGTCAATCCAACGGTCCACGATCATCTCACGCTTGTCCCCAGCAGTCTCCAGGCTCCAGATCAAGTCCGTATACTCGTTCACGCCCCTACCTGCACCAGCCTTCTGTGCCGGCCCAGCTCGACCGTCGGGCTTGTCGCTAGGCAGCGCCCATTCCCCGTAGCTTTGGTCGGGCCATTCCCGATAAACCCACAGTATACCGTGCTTGTCTACTCTGGCCCAGAGCATGAACCAGTTTCGCGCCCCAGCCGGATCGACCGCCATATAGTTGCTACCCTCTGGTATGACCTCCTCCGCGTCACCTTTCCACAGGTTATGGTCACCAAACATGGGAAATTCGGAGCCAGCCGTCTGATCTGCCCAACCGTAAGCGCGGATCTTAATGTCGTGGCTGGAGCGCCCCGAAAGCTCCTGCTTCATCCGTTCCCAGTTGTTGTACGGGTTAAGTTCCGTATGATACCAGATACAAGCGTGCCGGCCATACAGGTTCTCGGCTTGGTAGGGCATCTCGCCTTTGGGGACGGTAAGGACGTTGTTGTTGGGTAAGAGTGGAGATTTGCGGGTAGCCGTCACCTTGGCACTATTGATGTACTCCTTCACGACCTGGGTGTACCCTTGCACCGGCGTAAAGGTGACGATCAGCTTGCCCGAGCGAGTGACCAGACGGTAGCGAAGCGTCTCCAGCCAGTTCTGCGGGACAAGTTCGTCGCACCAGACATAGTCCACTTCGCCCCCCTCAACCACCTTAATGTCCTGGGCATAGTTGAGGAACCAGATCTGGTTACCCATGTACACCGCCGTATTGTCGCTAAAGCCGTTCTTCTGGCTAAAACTAATTTGTGTATGATTAGTACGTTTGATGTTGCGTATCTCAGGCGGCAGGTACTTGTAGAAGACGTTCTGTTGGGCGGAGACACTGGTCATGTGGGTTGTGTGCAGGCACCAGATGCGGATGTTGCGTTTGGCGTACCGTTCCTTGATCCAGCCAGGGGCGCTCCCGTTGAGGTCAGTCCCCACAAAAGCCTGGGCCATACGCTTGGCGGCGTACTCGGTTTTTCCTGAGTTGTGATGGTTTATCCCTGCATAACTATAGTTATGATATACTGGAACGGTAAAATCCCAAACAATATCATTGCGTAAATAGGTTGTGCGGAATACTATTTCCCCCAATGAGAACCCTGCACATCTACCCAGTTGAGAAAATGCGCCAATGGATAGCCGAAGGAAAAACCCAACAATGGATAGGAGAACAACTTGGCATTCCAGCGAAGCTAATTCAAAAAGCCTGCAAGAAGCACGGCATAAAGTGTCAGCGAACCGGCCCACGTTCTGGAGAAGGCCACAAAAACTGGAAAGGCCCGGAGAGGATTGGCAAGTCTGGCTACATTCTTGAGTACTGCCCCAATCACCCATCTTGCTTAACGTCAAACTTGATCCGCGTTCAGAAGGCCAATGGAAAGTACTTTCGCAAGAAGACTCATGTGCAAAAGCATCGCCTTGTAATGGAGCAAATGCTTGGCCGCTATCTTTCCAGCGAAGAAGTCGTTCACCATAAGAATGGCAACGTCCAAGACAATCGCCCAGAAAACCTAGAGCTTTTCTCGACCAACGCTGAACACCTTGCAGCCACTTTGGTTGGCAAAACGCCGAACTGGACGGAGCAGGGTAAAGCTGCGATCCAACAGGCAATAGACCAAGTGGCCGCCATTCGCCGTCAGCACAGAGAAGCAGGTGTGCCGCTGAACAAGCAAACGAAACTCCGTAACTTGTTTCCACCTTGTACAAAGGAGCAGGATCTTTCGTAAATGGCACTTCAGCCTGACAAATAACTTCACGTCCGTTGTCGTCCATAGCCTTTACCCAGAAAGGCTCCGTAATCGCGTCTATACGCTGTTTCTTGCCAGTCTTTGCGTCTGTTAAGACCGTCTCGCCAGCCAGGCATCTGTTCCCACCAAGGACAACCAGCTCGTTGTAGCGGTCTAGCAGGTTATCCGCATCCGGCCAGTGCGCCAGTTCGTGCCCATACCGCATCGGATCGTTCTGTTCGGCCTTAATCTTGTTCTCCCGCATGAGGAAGAGATCAAGCACCTTCTCCGGGCCAACGTTCTGGATCATCGCCATCCGCTCCCGCTTGTTGGGTGCCGGCAGTATCGGATGATCCTCCAGCTTGTAGGCTAAAACTTTCTCGATAATTTCCTGATTTTCTTCATTCATAGTGTTGACGTTTTCCTACGATGCTCTATATTCCCTGTGTCGTCAAATAACGACCGTGTACCTTCTGCGAAACCTGAAACATCGGACGCACGAGCGACTAAATGGTTCCAGCCATGCCCCTTGGGCTGGATTAAACATCTGCTTCGGTCTCAAAGTTGCAGAGTGCTGACAGTCACGCCTACGAGAATGGCAAGAGTTTCCCGAACGGGTAGCCATCACTCAAGACTGTAATTGCGAAACGAACGACGACACTTATACGGATCGTTGATCTCATTTTTGTATAGTACTCCCCCAAGATAGGCAGTAATGCTGAGTCTTGGGGGTACTATGCTCACTCGCAACTCTCCTTGCCGGATTGTTTATCTCCTCCGGTGAGCAGCGTTAGCTGCGAGAGTGAGCATCTGGGCGAAGCCTAGTGCGAACGGCAACACGAAGCAAGAGTAAGAGAAAGTCACTAGAGAAGGGGAATATCACTAGTGAGTAAGAACTTGATAACTGAGTAAGCACTCAGCTTAAGAGCAGATAATCCACAGTATCGCCAACTCAAAGGTGTTAAGCTGCATCTCTTGCGCGTTCACCAGGCTTAAGCACCACTTAAGCGCGATATGGAGAACATAACCCGCGCTTAATGCGAACATAAGCGACTTAAGCTTGCACTTAAGCCTCTCAAGCTTGTCATATACCGCCAACTTGTCCTTAAGCGTCATCTTATGCATAGCGTCTTGTTCTTAACCCAAATTTGCTGACCCTGCCGAAAGTTGAGCCCTTTCATTCCCACAAACACCATATCCTCCACGTCTGTGCGTACCCACCGCTTGTTGGGGTACAAGTACACGATCCTTTGTTGCACACTCTCGTTGTGTATCGGTATGTAACGAGGCTCCGTAACAACCGGCTCCACAGGTGAGGCATCAACGTCGGTGCAGGCGACCGCTGGCGACTCGGCCACTTCACCGGGCAGCGTGCCGTCCAACAGGTCGCTCCGATAGATCCGCTTGAAGCTGCGAAAGCACTTCCGCTCGATGTAGTCCTCCCCGAGCTTGTATGACGTAGGCCGATACGCGGGGCCCAGATGCTGCTTAACCGTCTTTTCGCTTAGTGTGTACTTGGTCATATTACTAGCGACGGTACACTACCCCAGTGTAGCATGCAAGAAAGGGAAAGGCAGCGCAAGCTTACGCCCAACACGGGCCAGCTAACCGGGGCGCCCGCTCGACGCGTCCCCCCACAGAAACGCGTCTATTGCACCCAGCGGCACAACGTGTGCACACGCTGCCACGAAGAGCGTAGAGCAGGGTGAGCGCGACGGGCAAGCGCGAAGGGGGCCAGTTGGCGAAAAAAAGTCTGAGGGGGGTTATGCGTCGTCGTCGCCGTCGTATATCCAGGTCGCGACCCCCTCCCCCCCTGTCGCCGGTTTTACAGAGTAAAATCCCCATTCCATATGACGTGTGCTGTAACCTGTTATTGGCAAGGTGCTCAACCGCAACCGCTTGCAAGGGCCGTCCAAACCAATTCGGCGCGATCACCGGAATGGTGCTCGGCGGGCGCGCTTGGGACGTGCCGATGGGACGCGCGGCGGGCGCAGCCAGCACGCGGGAGCGCGCGCGGTGATTGTATACAATCCAAGGGGCGTAACGCATTTCATACCCTACTGCCGCACTAAGGTATTCACCATTTACTTCGTGTACGAACTATCTCCGCCGCACGCACGCACTCCGCAGCACGTCCCACAGTCGCGCCACTCGTGCATCCTCCGAGACGCACGCACTCACCAGGCATCACTTTTCTTTGCGCATCGTTTCTTTTTTATTGCGTACTTATGCGGAGTGCCGTACTTTTACTCACGTATGACAAACCAACATCGCAACCGCAGCAAAGCAGACGTTCAAGCTCAACTCGATCAGGTACTTGAGTGGACAGATAACAACCCAATGAAAAAGACGCTCCTTCCAATCTTGCAAGCGGAAGTCGCTCGTTTTAAACAACTTGAGGCATCCGCAGCACGCGCAGCTGCAGCCAAAGCAAAGCACGAAGCTAAGTGCGCAGCATACAACGCTTTGCCTTTCTTTCGCCGTCTTTTCGCAACCAATCCCGCAGTATAAACAACCTCAACCACACTACAACATGACCACCGAATCCATGAATGCCCTCGAATACGCTGCGTATGTGCGGCTTGCACTCTTCTGCCTTATGGGCGGATGCACGCTCATCCTCGCATGTTTCGCAGTCTCAATACATTCCGACTACCGCAAAGCCAACCGCAAGTAACACTCAGCAACTTAACACACTACAAAACACACACTTATGAACAAAACCGAATCTAAGCGCCGCAACATCTCATTTCTTAAAACTGCTATCCGTGAGGGCTATGCATGGCCGGGGGGCTATCCTCTGTCAGCTATCACATTTGACGGCAGCGCCTTGTGCATGGATTGCTGTCGCAAGAATTGGCGCAGCGTTGCGCATGAAAGCATGGTAAAGGGCTGGGAGCGTTGCGGATGGGGAGTAACAGCCGTTGAAGTGCTCTGGGAAGGTGGCAACCATTGCGACCATTGCTCTGCTGTATTGGACGCTTACTTATTGGAGGAAACCGAAAACGCCTAGGTTCCCGAGCTGGTCATCCTACGGGGTGGCCAGAGGGGAGCAAAGACGCTTCAAACAAACACACTACAAACAAAAACATGAAAGCAACACCAACAACCTCACAAGCCGCAAACCTTCTTAAGGCAGACACAAGCGCA